CGCACCGAATGCGGAGAATTTACCCCTACTGTACCGTTATCTGGTTCGGTTAGCACAGTAGGGTTAAGCCAATCTAAATTATTTCAAATTGTCTCTAATCTAAAAGGAGTCCAACCACTTCCTGCGTAGAGTTGAAAACGCGGGGAGGGTCAAACAACGTCCGACTGGGACGCTTCTAATTTTACGGATGAACTCCTCATATTCGTGCTCCCCGTTATGCCAAGCTAATAGACACAGTGAGCGCACGTGATCTTGGGTGTTCTTTGGATCCTTGGTCCATCTAATTGATTCGTGTATGTCTTTCATGGGCATAACAGGATGCACCAGGAAGGGGTACTGTTCATCTGCTCTAAAATACCTCTTTAGGAAAGTGACGTTGGTCCAGGTAACTTCGTTAAAGCACTCTCCCTTATCTGCTGGTGTCATGATCAGCCCGTAACCCTTACCAGCTTCAGCGAGTAAAGATGCATCTATAGGCCATGGGTACGATGCGATCACATCATCACCATATGCGATCATCCTGAATTGGTCCAAGTCAATCCCTTTGTACACTTTTAGCATTAGTGTCCTAATTATGATATTGTTAATCATTGAGTTGAAAATACTGGTACCAGAACATCCCGAGGGCATGCCACCCCTCACAAAGTAATGTTTATCCCTGTACAGGTGATGGGAGTTGCACAAGTAGTCAATGTAGTTTGTCTCTTTGTGCGTGTATCCAAGCTTCTCAAGTAACATTTTTAGGCAAGCAAACCAGACAGGGCTTAAGCTAGCATCGTACCCAGAGTAATCAAATGCTATGAGATGTCCATCTAACATCACTGGTATCTTGCTCCAAAAGAGGTCTGGGTCACACCCAACAGCACTACCAGTCACAACCCCTGGGTTTAGGTGGAAAGTTTTGTACAGATTACCAAATGTCTGTCTCATCGCCACTGAATCATTCAAACTGGACGCCTCAATCAGCCTAGACTTTCCTTTCGCTACCTTCTCTATGGACCTGAGCTCATCTTTTACATAAGTCACCATTGGTAGGTTCAGGCCATACTTGTCCATACATTCCTTTAACTTTGTTAGGTCCTTAGTCTTCTTAGAGAGGATGTCCCTCTTCTTGATACCCAGTGCAACATATGGGTAACCGGCACTCGTTGTTAGATCAAGCGCCTCAAGACCCTCGGTACCGTACACTGCGTCCTCCAGTTTCATTGGTTCAGTGCTGATATCTAGGGTGGCTAGTTGGCCTGCGTAGTGGTCCACTGCTTCCAGCATGTACTCATCCACGTGTGTGTTGACATTTCCTATATACTTGGAAAATATAGCCTCTTCAAAATTGGCCTTGAGACGTGGATCCCCACTCCTGAGTACTGCTGGTTCTTTGTTCCCCTCAAAGACCTGGTGGAAAACACTAGGCTCCAACTTTGTTTTACTTGGTGTGTTGATGACTGGAAACCCGGCGTCCTTTGAGCTCTCAATAAATTCTATTTCACCTTGCTCATCATTGAAGTAGTGTTTGAGGAGTGCTGCTGAGAAGCCCTGATGGCCATTTCCACCAACATGGATACCCAGTACCTTGCCGGTGGACATGAGCACTCCACCACACTGGCCTGCTCTTGTGGGGAAGTTGTACATAAGCATTCTCTTGGTGGGTGTGCCACCTAGGTTTAAGAAGCCGTATTCTGTGACCTGTCCTACTGGAATGTACATGTTGGGAAACTTGCTGGTGTTAATTGCTAGCACTGCCTCATTAACCTCCACTTCCTCCTTGGCTAAGAAGCCTCTGATGTCTCTGAACTTCTCATTCCGGTTCAATTTGAGTAGTGTCAGTTCTAAGTTGGTGCCGTCCTTGTCTACTAGCTCCTTGGCATCTAGCACACCAACCTCTTGATCATTCATCAAGATGGTTGGCCCAGGTTTGGCGTGGCGTGGCAAAACGGCCCACCTGTCATAGATGCCCAGCATGGTAAACTCGCCATATTCAGTTTTCACCCTGCTTGAGTTCCTTTTCATCATTGCGACAGCGAACTCAAAGGCAGGGCCTTGCACTTTTGCTTGCCTCAGGGTAGGCACTCTGGGCTTCTGGTTGGGCACTCCTGTATAAGCACCTTGAAAACCCGCAAAGAGCTTATATATTATATATATGATTCCAGCCACTGACACAAATGTGGTCAATGCCTGTAAGCAAATGAAAGCCCGACTGACATGTTTCTCAATTTGGAGGGTGGAGTTGATCTCAGGAACCAACCATCCTTTTTCTTTGCAGTACTCCCTCACAGCCTCACTGTCTACCGATTTGAGCAGGTCCGCAATGGCGGGCGGTGGTGGTGTCTCTGGTGCAACGCTAATTTTGATCTCTCTGTATACTGGTGGTCCCTGGAACAGTGCCTCAAGCGTGGTCCCCACGCTATGTCTATGATTGTACTCCCTAAACATCTCGGTGACTAGCATGTCTAGAGAGTATCTGACCTGTGTTCTTCTATCAATGAATTGTATAGCCTTCCCACACACAAGAGGGCAGCACTTTTTAAAATTGACCGGGCAACACTCATCGTCACAAGTCTTGACTGACATGGGCATGTTTATCTTGCCATTCTGACTGTACATGGAAATAACCTCGATGTTCATGTCAAAGTGAAATCTCCTTGCCAAGGCTCTGCTATCTGACACGGTTGGAGCATTAATAGATCCTGCATTGGTCGATGCCAAGACAAACGGTGAGGTGAACAGAATGCCTTTCTCTTCTAGGGCAGCCATGGGTGGTACAAAATCTACACTGGAAACCATTTGGCAGAACAAGGAGACGTCTTTCCCATCAGGGTTCTGGCATAGATCGTCCATAATCACCACGGCCTGCTGTTTGTATCCGTCGAAGTGATCTGGGTCTGGCGGTAGTGAGTACACTGAGCTGTTGAGTTTCTCAGCAAGCGACCTTCCAATTAAGTTTGTTGCCACCGACTTGCCGGCACCAGGGCTCCCGTGCAGGAGCAAACATACAGGTTCAATACGGCATTTGGACTTGAACTGTATGTAATTGCTCATCTTCTTCTCAAGGGAGAACACCCTCTTTGCTTCAGCTGCGTAGAGGGGAGCGTACTTTCTGCAATAGTGGGCAAAGTATTGGACATTGGAAAATAATTGTTCCTGGTCACTTTGGGATGGCGCGCTCTGCTCGATTGTGGCGATCTGACTTTCTAATAAGGGGAGTTGTTTAAGTCTGTTCAGGAATTCGTGTTTTTCCCTGACCTCTGGCAAAATTTTTACTTTGAGCCATTCAATGAATTTCTGAATTTTGACAGCTATCCATTCCATACCCTTGCAAGCATTCGTCATTTCAGTAAATTTCTTAAGCCAGCTATTGTTTTGGCGTTCAGCCATAGGGATTCCGTAATATTGTGACACCTTCTGTTTGAGCCACCGCCACGGGGACGAGGTACAACCGATAAGGGCTAGTGTGGCAGTCACAGTGATCAGGTCATCGTGGTTCCTCACCACAATTACTAAGGCTGATATTATCTTAACTAAGGCTTTTAGAGATTTCTCTAAGATGGAGTCTTGACCCACTAGTGATTCTTTCAGGAGGTTGACTTGCTCACATATTTGGTTAGTAAAGCCGGAGCCGAGTGCATTTCCAAGCTGTTCCACATAGTCCTTCACTCCCTGTTCCATTGCATCATCTTCCAGCCACAGGAGATCACGGATGTCTGCAAAGCCGACCACGCCTTCACCCCCCATGGTCACAATGCCAATGACACCATGCTCACACCTTAGGATACCGCCACAGTCACCTGGTTCGGAAAATCCAGCTGCTAAAAGCACATGGGATTGGTATCTCCTGGGGTAGTATTCACTCTCTTGGACCTCTACTAGACCTGGTCCTTCAAACGAAATTGGGTAGTGCTTGTTTTTGGACGCACAAAAGTACACTCCCGTTGTGCACTGACATCTGGCTATAATATCACATCCATGTGTTGTGGTCGTGCTCACTAAGAGGTCTCTGTTGTAACTTTCCCACACACAGTTTTGCCAGTCAGCACTGGTAGCTAGATGTCTATTTACTACCCTGTAGTTCCCCACATACACTGCCCCTGATTGTTGTCCAAATGCGCCCGTATTTGTCATTGTAGTGATGCTTTGCCTAGTAGTGGTAACTCCGCTGGGTCGGAAGTTCACGTTCTTTGCCTTCTCGTATTGGCAGAGTCTAGGTGGTCTAGGTATCCACGCTTTGACATGCTTCGGTTTGAAGTAGATTCTAATGGTGCTTTTTATTGGACCCGTGCTTCCAGCGTTGACATGTCTTGCATATAGCGTGCCCATGTTGTTTAGCGTGTTGATGCCGTAAACTCCGTTCCTGGAAAATTCAGACCATCCGTCATAGAAATTTGAATAGGCGTTGCCAATGCTCAAAAACGGTATGGACATGCGCGGCGGGGCGTTTCCCTCGGTCCAAAACACACTGGGATTCGTAGATGTTTGCCACACGTATGAATCAACTTTATCTGGTACAGGTCCACCTGGTGGTACGTACATAATTTGGTGTGTTAGGATCTGTGCGTCTTGGTTCTGTGTGGTTGAGGGCTGTTGAGTACTTGTTATGACAAACGTCAGCTCCAGGTCGAACCGGACGTAGGTAAAGAATTCTAGCTTTCTCCTAAGTTGTGCTGCTTGTCGTGGTGTTAATACCCATTCAGCATACCGCTTGGCACCTGAGTTTTTATACTCCGTAAAGTACACGCATGCTGACCTACATAGGAAGTTCTCTATGGTTGACTCAGACCTTGAATGGTAGTTCTTAACGTGGCGTGTCTGCATGGTGTCACCCGGCACTACTTGTGACGTGTGACCTGTCTCAGCAGCAGTGAGTGCTGGTATAGCTTCTGAGTTGGTTGGCCCTGTACCCACGGTATCCGCAACTCTCCCTATAGCGGCTGTTATCGCGTCTTCCACTGGGCCCTGGAAAAAGTTTTGCTGCGAAATGAAAGGAGTGTCCTTCAATAGCCTGACAGAGAAGTCATTGCATGCTGACACGAAACACATGATGTAACAGGAGCTTTGGGCATCCGCTGGGACCACTATGTTTGTTTGATACCAGCACGTAATAAAACCCCCTGCGGTATACTCATCTGAAGCAACAAACCGGTAGTGTGTTTGGCTTATCCAGGGTATACACAGCACGCAACTTGATTGTAGCCCCACGTCCCAAACTACATGAGTACCAAGCATGGCATCAACCCTTTTTGTAGGAGCTCCAGCACCTGGTGGTGAGTATGCCAAAAGGAATTTTCCAGTAGCCATGGCCGAACCACAGAACATAAACGTAAGCTTTATGCTGCCTGACCAATGTGTATAATAGTTCAAGATCTCTCCTAGGAGCGTCCGACTAAAAACACTCGAGTACCCTGGTTGCAGTGGAAAGCCGAATACTTGCGTTCCAGATCCTTCATTGGATCTCACAGGTATCTGGTATGCTTCCATAGAGTTGACCTTCTCTCCAACATTTTGGACTGGGACAACTGAGTCAACCTCAGCTATTTCCATCAAGTTTTTCACCTCACCAGGTATCCTCATCTCTGGTGTGACGTCATATTGCGGCATGGCGGATGGTGATTGGAAGTCGTCTGATGTCAGAAATTGACAGCTCCCCGGAGTATTCATGGTTGGTAAGCCCTGGTGCCCTGCTAAACGTAACCCATTGTACTCGGCACACATTGGGGCTATCGTGACCGTAATTGGGACGTACGTGGTGGACCCAGGGCAGTAATCTAGCGGTACAAATGGGATAACCATTAGGGTGACGTTGTTATGCCTAAACATGTTATCCATAGGTACACTGTTGGTGTATGGCATCACAATTGTAGCACTATTATTGGTGCGTAGGTTGATCCATTGGTGGGGGAAAATGGTGAGGTTTCCAACACCCACCCCCATGCCTGCATTATACACCACCCTCTGTACCAACTTGTTGGACCCGGATGCGACCGGTTTGTCCGCAAACTCTTTTGCGCTATCGCCCCCCAGCAATTCTGCACTGGATGGGGTGTTGTCTAGCGTTGCGCAACCCATCTCAGCTTCCGGTACACACACTACTAGCAAGCATCCTTGGTGGAACTTAGATGCATTGCACTGCACATGTACGGTATACCCAGTTCGGCCTAAGTAGTGGTACTGCATGTTCTGCCCAAACAGTCCTAAGTTCGACAAAGCATCGGGCAGCTTCCACCACCATCCTGGTGAGGTTTTCTGCCATTGCACAGAGTCAAGGGTATAGAACCTACATGTGGCAACGTCTGGTTGGGTCGGTTGGTCCTCTGCTGTTGCCTCACTATCCTTTAGATAATCTGGCCATACTCCATAGCCCACCACCACGTTGGCGCATTCCTGAGTCGTTATGGTGGAGTTACCTAATGTGATTGATCTCACCCTGTCACTGTATCCGCACTCCTCTACTGTGGGGGAGTTGAGAGCTGGTAGTGATTTAATCATGATATCTTTTACTGGTTCTGTGAACTTGCCCGGGTCTTGAGTGAAATCCTGCCGATTGGCTGAGTTGGATGCGGCATCCTTGTAATAATTAATATTTGTGTAGTGAATGATGGAATTGCCGCTAGCATTCAGCCTGGTCTCATGTGCCCCAGTCTTTTGCGTTGATACTTGAGCTCCCATTTTGCTGTATTCAACTTAACAATGAATTGTAATGTTTTAACCTCTTTCAAGCTAAGTGGTATAAACCCAACAAAGAGATATATAATAGCTCTATTGGTCACCGGATGGCCAATCCAATAGCTATATGGTAACAATCTCTCAATTGTCACCATAAGCAGCCAGTATAGGAATAAAATGAAACACGGACACCCAAAGTAGTCGGTTCCGCTGCAGAGTTGCCCGTTACGACACACTGCCCTCTGGCTTGAGGGTGTGTGCTCCGCAGTTAGGATTAGCCGCATTCAGGGGCCGGAGGACTACCAACTAGCTCAATAGACTCTTCGCACCATGTCTGTATTAGAGCGTCCCATGGGTTTCCCCATGGGCAGGCCGCCAACGCAGCCACCGCCACGGTCGCCCGTGGGGAATGCGGTGACTCATCGACCTGATCTACACTGGGGTAGTGCTGAGCGAAACACTCTGCAACTTCCACGGTGTTACTAGGTTTTTCGAAGTAGTTGGCCGGATAACGAACGCTTTCTCCTTCAACCGCGTGAGCAGTCTATTGATACTCAGTCCGGGGTAACAGAAGTGCTTGATCAAAACGTGGCTGGTGTGCCACGCTGACTGTTGATCGGTGTGTGTTACTTCTAAGTTACAGTTGGGGGAGGGGGTATAAAACAGGCGCACAAAGGTACCGTGATACCAGAGTGCTAGCGCCCAATGGGCCCTGTGGGTGGGATCAACCCACAGGCTGTTTTAA